CCGGATGTGGACGCAGGCCGGGTTCCAGTACGACCCTGACTACAAGCTGCCCGAGGAAGGCACGCCGGAGTTCAAGGCTCTCACCAAGGACATCCCGGTGGACCAATGGGACCGCCTGGGTTCTGCTGCGAATGCAGAGCATGCCCAATGGATCGCGGATCACATCCGTGAGTCCAATGCCACCGAGGAGCTCCTGGCAAACCAGGGAGCCTTCGGCGTCGCCGGTCGCTTCGCCACTGACCTGGCTGACCCCGTGGGCCTGGCCCTCGGTGTCGCCACGGGTGGCATCGGCACGGCCGCCAAAGGCGTCCGCATGGCTCGTGCTGCGCGCGCCCTGGAAGCTGCCGGCGACCTGGCCGGCTCTCGTGTTGCACTCGATGCGGCCGCAGAGTTCAGCAGCAAGCTGTCACCTGGCAAACTCATGCTCAAGCAGGGTGCTCTCGCCGGCTCGCTGAATGCAGCGATGACCGAGCTCACCGTGCAGGGTGATCCGAGTCGGGATCAGTGGGACGTGGCTCACTCCGCGCTCACCGGGTTCCTGCTTGGCGCCGGCATGAGTGGCATCTTCGGACGAGCGGAGATCAACCGTCTCCGTTCGTCGATCGGTGAAACTCGCCAGCACCTCGACCTGGCCGAACTGTCGCAGCACATCGAAACCAAGAAGGCAGAGATTCTGGATCGGCTCGCCAATGGTGAGCACGTCGCCAACCTCAAGAACGCCCAGGACGACCTCGCGGCTCTCCAAGCGGAGATTCAGCGGAAGGCCCAGGTGCGTGAGGACGACCTCCGCTCCCGTGCTGCCCCCGGCCCGAACGACAAGGAGCTGTTCCGCGCGGCGAAGGCCAAGCAGAAGGCCCAGCTCGGAGTCAACGAGGCAGACGCTTCCCTGGAGCGCATCCGTGATCGGCTCCGCGCCGAGGATGCTACCGTCCACGGTGACCTTGTGGACGACCCGGCGATCGCCAAGCTCCGCGAGAAGGTGGTCCAGCGTGACTGGAAGGCTGCCAAGGCCAAGGCCCAGGACGTGCTCGACCGTGCCACGGAGGAGCATGACCGGCTGCTCGACAGCCAGTCCGCCCGTACCCAGCTCAATGACGTCCTGCAGGCCCGTAAGGAGGCCCCAGACGACGCCCTCAGTCGCCTCGGTGATACCGATCAGCTCGTCTACGCGAAGAAGCTGGAGGAGCACCAGAAGGCCCTGGACAAGGCCCTGGGTCTGAGCAAGAAAGCCGAGGCAGACGCCAACGCCCAACTGGAGAAGCTGCAGAACGTCAAGGTGCACGGCAAGGATGCTCTCCTGGCCATGTCGCCCGACGAGGCAGACCAGACGGCCGAAGTGTTCGGCGAAGGTTCCCAGGGTGCCGCCCGATTCAAGGGACTGTTCGAGTCAGTCAATGACGACTTCGAGTCCCCCGCAGGCGCCCCGATGGCCCGTCAGGCATTCTCTCGCGTGTCCCGAAAGCTCGGCACGTTCGCCAGCATCCTCCGTGGCAACGAGAATGCGACAGTTCGCTCCGAGCTCGGCACCTATGTGGGCGACACCGTTGGCACCATCGACGGATCGACCAGCACCTTTGGTGCGTCCGAGCATGCCCGCCAGTTGTCCCGCCGCTACGTCAATGGCTTCAACAAGGCCGTCAACACGGCATACGACGAGTGGGCCGAAGCACACGGCATCGGTCTGCGCGAGAAGTGGACTCGGCCTGTGCGCGATCGGTTCATGTCTGACGTGGGTCGGTCCATCCGTGGGCAGCTCATCGACGACCCGAGCATCAACGACGCCGCCACGAAGCTCCGGGCTCTGTTCAAGCAGATCGCCAAGGACGCCAAGGACGCTGGAGTCAAGGGTTTCGAGGACCTCCCCGACAACCCGAACTACCTGCCGCGTGTGTTCGACTTCAACAAGCTGGCAGAGATCGAACGGAAGATCGGCACCCAGAACGTGAAGGACCTGTTCGCCAAGGCCATCCTCAAGGAACACCCAGAGTATGACCCCAAGATCGCCAGCCGGATCGCTCACTACTACGTCAAGCGGATGAAGGAACTCCGCGTGGGCTCCGACGTGGGCCTGCTGCAGGGCATGACCTTCGACGACATCGGATGGCTCCGGAACTTCTTGAAAGAATCAGGGGCCGATTCAAAAGAAATCGAGAACATCGCCAACAAGTTCGTCGAGCTCAAGAAGGCCCAGCACAACGATCCAGAGGGCAGCTTCCGCAATGCCAAGCGTCGCACCCAGTACGACGAGAACTTCGGCATGGTGTTCCAGAACGCACCCAAGATGATCGAGCAGGGCATCCACGAGGATGTCCCGGTGAAGATCAGCGACTTCCTGGAGAACAACGTCGAGCAACTGTTCGGTCGGTACGAGCGGTCGATGTCCGGTCACATTGGCTTCGCCAAGATCGGCGTCAAGAGCGAGGTGGATCACCTCAACCGCATCGGCCGGATTGAGGGCGCCCTGGAGGGAAACCTCAAGGAGCTCAAGAAGGTCAAGGCGACCGCGGATATGGTCCGCAAGCTCATCACCGGCCAGCCGATCGAGGATGCCAATGCGCTGACGAAGTACACCCGCCTGATCCGTGACTGGAACTACGCCACCACGATGAACCAGGCCGGCTTCTCGCAGACGCCCGACTGGGCCGCCCTGCTGTCCAAGGGCTACATCGGCTACACCCTGACGCACCTCCCCGAGGTGGCCGCCACGGTACGCCGAGCTCGCAAGGGTGGTGTTCTGAAAGACCCTGTGGCAGCGATGCTGGAGGAGTGGAATGGCACCGGCACCGACCTCTACAACAACTCGGTGTTCAACTCGTTCGCTGACCGCTACGAGGAAGGCGCGGATGCTGCCGTGGGCAAGATCGAGCACGGTCTCCGTGTCGCCGGTCGAGTCACCACGAAGATCAGCGGCCTCGGCTTTATGAACGACGTTGCAACCCGGATGGCCGCCAAGGCTGTCTTGTGGAGGCTGACGAAGGAGGCCCGTGAGGGTGGTGCGATCAGCTCGAAGCGGCTGGCACAGATCGGGCTGGATCAGCCGATGATGGAGCGCATCCGCAAGCAGATCAACGGCACAACCGAGAACGTCTCGGCTGACTTCGTGGGCAAGTCCCGCATCCTCAACTTCGCCAAGTGGACCGACGTAGAAGCGCGCGATGCGCTGCTCTCGGGCATCTTCCGTGAGTCCCGCCGCATGGTGCAGGACGAGGACCTTGGTGAGACGTCCGCCTGGATGCATAGCACGCTGGGGAAGGTCATCATCCAGTTCCGGCGATTCATGATGGTCAGCTTCACGAAGCAGATTCTGCACGGCGCCAACATGCGCGATGCCGAGGCCGCCACCACGTTCCTCGTGGGATCGGCTCTGGCTGCGATGTCCTACTCCGTGCAGTTCGGGATGAAGTACGCCGCGATGGCTGACGGCCCGAAAAAGGACGAGTTCGCCAAGACCTACCTGACGCCCGAGGCAATCGCCCTGGCCGCCTGGTCCCGCGGCAACTTCTCGTCCTTCCTGCCGGGTGCCATCGACACCGTGAGCGGCATCACCCTGGGCCACCAGTTCTTCAACAACCGCGGCTCAGGCCAGCAGAGCAGCTTCATCTCGGGCAACCCGACGTTGAGCAAGCTGACCGCCCTCAATCGCGCTGCAGGTTCGCTGATCCAGCCGCTCCTACGCGGCGACAAGCAGTTCACCCAGAGCGACGCCCAGGCGTGGAAGCAAGTGCTGCCGTTCGGCAACTTCATTGGATCGGACATCCCGTTCCACGCGTTGACCGATGGTCTACCGAAGAACAACAAAGACCCAGACCCCGATCACATCAACATGATCTGGGAACAGTAACCGAGGGGGCCGAAAGGCCCCCTTCCCTATTCTGGAGAGCCCATTGAGCAGCCGTGCACTTTACGGCGGCGACGGTGTGACCAAGACATTCTTGGTTCCGTTCCCCTACATCAAGCAACCCGACGTGCGGGTAAAGGTAAACACGCGCTTTCTGTCCTTCCCCTTCGACTACATCTTCATCGACGACACCCACGTTCAGTTGAGAGTCGTCCCGGCCCCGGCCGATGCGGTGGAGGTGATTCGACAGACGGACTCGGCCACGGCCCTGTCCCAGTTCCACGACGGCTCTGTGCTCACCGAGGCCGAACTCAACCTCGCCGTGCAGCAGCTCCTCTACCTGATCCAGGAGGCGCAGGACGGCCTGGAAGTCGGCATCAACACCGGCCTCACCCGCGTCGCCACCAACACTGGCATCTCCGACGATACGGACGTCCTGGCCAACGTCACGGACTCCATCCTCAACAGCCAGCTCCTCGCGGACCTCCAGCAGCGCATCACCGACATCGACACCAACGCCGCCACCATCGGCGACCAAGTTGATCGC